TTTGCTCAACCACCCCTGCGTAGACTGCGGCGAGACCGACCCCGTAATTCTTGAGTTTGACCATTTCCGGGACAAAGAGTTCAACATCGGCGAAGCCACTAGCATGGGAATATCGCTCAAACGCGTCAAGCTGGAGATAGAAAAGTGCGACGTCCGCTGCGCCAACTGCCACAGGAAGAAGACCTACCGCGAAGCGGGACATAAGCACCGAGGATAATCCCCTTTACTTCCCCCTACTACTGCACATATAAGACGCGTCTGCTCCCTCAAACCGGACGCTGCGCCACATGCCTGTTGTTAAAGTCGAACCAAGTACCGACCACCCCATCCCGTATTCAACGGATGAGGAAAAACCCGCCACGTTTATGGACGAGGTGTCGATCACGGCGATGACGGCAGAACTGCTTGAGCAGTTAGGTGCGCCCCTTGAGGTGGATAACGTAGACCTTGAGCGCGAGAAGAAGCTCATCAAGACAGCTATTGATAATAAGAAAGCCACAGCCCTGCGTACACCGATGGCAGCTACGGCTGTTCGGAGCTTTTTGCAGGAATATGGGCGTAGTCTGGGGGCCGACGCGGCCCAAGTGCGCACAGCTATTACCAATAAGCTGCTAGAGATAGCCGACTGCGGGGACACTAAGTACGAGCTTAAGGCGCTGGAACTGCTTGGTAAGCATAGCGACATCGGGCTTTTCACCGAGCGTACCGAGATCAACATCAACTATAATAGCCCAGAAGCTCTGGAGAGTGCGATCAAGGAGCGCGTCAAGCGCCTGCTGAATGCCGACATTATAGATGTGACGCCACTGGGTATGGACCTCGACGAAGAGCTTGGCATTGCTATCATGGACGGCGAGTTCTCAGAAGTTGAGGAAAATCAACAAGATAGCGAAGATACTTTAGACGAGGTGGAGGAGTGATATCACTCACTGATATACCCAAGATTTTGCACAAGCTGCCTGTGCACGAGCAGGAGCAGCTATTGGCTGAGTTGGAGAAGCTGTCGGAGCTTAAGCGGCGCAAACTGAGCCAAGATCGGTTTCTAAAGTTTGTGAACGAGGTTTGGCCATCATTCGTCGGAGGAAGACACCATGCCAAGATGGCGGATGCGTTTGAACGTGTGGCTAACGGGACGTGCAAGCGGCTTATTATTAACATGCCTCCGCGCCATACCAAGAGTGAGTTTGCCTCTTACCTGCTCCCAGCGTGGTTCCTAGGCAAATTCCCGCACAAAAAGATCATCCAGTGTTCGCATACGGCTGAGTTGGCTGTCGGCTTTGGCCGTAAAGTGCGTAACTTGGTCGATACGGAAGCCTATAAGACTATTTTTCCTGACCTCGTCCTAGCTTCGGACAGCAAAGCGGCTGGCCGGTGGAATACGTCTAAAGGTGGGGACTATTTCGCTATCGGTATTGGCGGTGCCGTGACCGGTAAAGGGGCCGATGTACTCATCATCGACGATCCCCATTCGGAGCAGGAAGCGGCATTAGCCGAAGTTAATCCGGATATTTACGATAAGACCTATGAGTGGTATACGTCTGGGCCTCGTCAGCGTCTCCAGCCGGGGGGTGCTATCGTCGTGGTTATGACACGATGGTCGAAGAGAGACCTGACGGGGCAGATTCTCAAAGATGCGGCTGCAAATGACAGCATTGATGAGTGGGAAGTCATTGAATTTCCTGCCATTTTGCCCAGCGAGAAGCCGCTATGGCCTGAGTTTTGGGAGTTAGAAGAGCTTCTGAAGGTCAAGCGTGACGTCCCTAACAGCAAGTGGATGGCGCAGTATCAGCAGAATCCCATCTCTGAGAGCGCTGCTATTGTCAAAAGAGAGTGGTGGCAGACATGGGACGATGAGCGGCCCCCCCAGTGCGACTTTATCTTACAAAGCTGGGATACCGCCTTCGAGAAGACGCAACGTGCCGACTATTCGGCGTGTACAACTTGGGGCGTGTTCTACCACCCTGACAATAATGGCATCGACCAAGCCAATATCATCCTCCTCAACGCATTCAGGGACCGCATGGAGTTCCCGGAGCTTAAGCAGGTGGCCATTGAGGAGTATAAAGAGTGGGACCCGGACAGCGTGATAATCGAGAAAAAGGCTTCAGGTGCGCCTTTGATCTACGAGATGCGGGCTATGGGTATCCCGGTGCAAGAGTTTACACCGACGAGGGGCAACGACAAGATCAGCCGTTTGAACGCTGTGAGCGATCTGTTTGCGTCTGGTCGGGTCTGGGCACCTGCGTCTCGGTGGGCCGAAGAAGTAATTGATGAAGTGGCTGAATTTCCCGCTGGAAGCCACGATGACTATGTGGATACTGTGTCAATGGCAATGCACCGCTTCCGTCGTGGAGGTTATGTGACTACTACGCTAGACGAACCGGACGAAATCCAGTATTTCAGGTCGAACCGCAATCAGGGGTACTATTAATGGCAATCGACAAGGCTCTTAACCAAGCGCCGCTTGGCCTTTCCGCAGAAGATATGATGGATCAAGAGCCTGCGCTTGAGATCGAGATCGAAGACCCGGAGGAAGTAACGATCCGTTCTGGCGATATGGAGATCGAGATTGATCCCGATGCCATGGAAGACGACGAGTTCAATGCGAACTTGGCCGAAGACCTTGATGAAGGCCAGTTGACCGAGCTTGCTGGTGACCTGATCGGTGAGTTTGACGAGGACCTCAGCAGCCGCAAGGACTGGATACAGACCTACGTAGACGGCCTTGAGCTATTGGGTATGAAGGTTGAAGACCGGACCGAACCTTGGCCCGGTGCCTGCGGTGTATATCACCCACTGCTATCAGAAGCGCTCGTAAAGTTCCAAGCTGAGACCATGATGGAGACGTTCCCGGCCCAAGGGCCAGTGCGGACGGAGATTGTAGGCAAAGAGACGCCTGAGAAGCGCGATGCCGCTGCACGCGTCCAAGCCGATATGAATTACCAGTTGACCGACGTGATGGTCGAGTATCGTCCGGAACATGAGCGTATGCTGTGGGGGTTGGGCCTTGCAGGTAATGCGTTCAAGAAGGTGTACTTCGATCCATCACTCGGTCGTCAGGTCTCTATGTACGTCCCCGCAGAGGACGTCGTTGTGCCTTATGGCGCGTCCAGCTTGGAAGTCGCTGAACGCGTCACCCATGTGATGCGGAAGACCCCGAACGAGCTTAAAAAGCTCCAAGCCAATGGGTTCTACCGTGAAGTCGATCTGCCTGAACCAGTCGATAGCTTTGACGAGATTGAGAAGGCGATTGCTGAGAAGATGGGTTTCCGGGCGTCAACAGACGACCGCTATAAGCTCCTTGAGATGCACGTTGATCTTGTGATCGAAGATGATAAATTTGCCAAAGACGAAGCCGAAATCGGGATTGCCGTGCCTTATGTCGTGACCATCGACAAGGCTACTGAGACGATTCTGTCCATTCGGCGTAACTGGGACCCGGACGATGACGCTAAACACAAAAGAAATCACTTCGTACATTACGCGTACGTTCCGGGCTTTGGCTTCTACGCTTTTGGCCTTATTCACCTTGTTGGTGCTTTTGCTAAATCTGGTACCAGTCTTATTCGGCAGCTTGTCGATGCTGGTACTCTATCTAATTTACCGGGTGGCTTTAAAACTAAAGGTCTACGAGTAAAGGGTGACGACACCCCCATCGCTCCGGCTGAATGGCGCGATGTGGACGTGGCCTCGGGGACAATGCGTGATAACATCATGCCGTTGCCCTATAAGGAGCCGTCACAGGTCCTTTACAGCCTGCTGAATACAATCGTCGAGGAAGGCCGTCGCTTTGCCTCTGCGGCTGATTTGCAGGTCTCTGACATGTCGGGCCAAGCCCCTGTCGGAACCACGCTGGCGATCCTTGAGCGCACGCTCAAGACCATGTCGGCTGTGCAGGCTCGCATCCACTATTCGATGAAGCAGGAGTTCAAGCTCCTCAAGGGCATCATTGCTGACTATACGCCAGAGACGTATAGCTACGAGCCGCAGGAAGGCGACCGGAAGGCCAAGAAGGCCGACTACGACATGGTCACGGTCATCCCTGTCAGCGACCCCAACGCTGCGACGATGGCACAAAAAATCGTGCAATATCAAGCAGTTCTGCAATTGGCACAGGGTGCGCCACAACTTTACGACCTGCCGTACCTACACCGCCAGATGTTGGAAGTTCTTGGTATCAAAAATGCCGAGAAGCTCGTTCCGCTCAAGGACGGCGACGACATGAAGCCGCGTGATCCGATCAGCGAGAACATGGACGTCATCAATGGTAAGCCAGTCAAGGCGTTTATCTACCAAGACCATGAAGCTCACCTTGCTGTGCACATGTCGATGATGCAGGACCCGCAAATCCAGCAGATGATCGGTCAGAACCCACAAGGTCAGGCTACGATGGCGGCTATGCAGGCTCACATGCAGGAGCACTTGGCCTTCGCCTACCGCAAGCAGATGGAAGAGCAGGCTGGCGTGCCGCTACCTCCGCCAAACGCTGAGATGAGCGAAGATACGGAAATAGCCATTTCACGTCTGGCCGCTGCCGCTTCACAACAACTATCGCAGAAGAAGCAGGCTGAAGCACAAGCACAGCAGGCCCAGCAGATGATGCAGGACCCGCTCGTCCA